AAGTGAAAATTTGACTGATGCTGATGTGAAATTTCTTGATGTAAAGTCAAATGGTGATGCTGTGGTAGATGTAAATTCAGATACTCTTGGTCTAAAATCAAGAACATCACTTGCTCTAATGTTTCTTTTGCCTATTCTTGGAATATCTCTGGAATATCTTTCTGAATCGTAACTCAATACAGTAAAAACGTCTCCTTTATCAGAAGAGGGAACTGTAAAATGATCAAAGACAACTAAAAGTTTCTTTTTAGGTATACTTGAACTAATTCTAGTGATTCTAGAATAATCATAGAATTGATCTCTTTGACCTTTATCTAACTTATAATTATTTGAAATATCAATAAATTTACCTAGAGTTATTGATTGGATAGTAGAAATAATATTTGTATCTTCGAAAGTGACATTTTCACCAACTTCAAATTCTTCTGAATTTAAATAAACAATTCCTAAATTATTTGATGGAATAGCAGGTGTGGCACCTGATGATGAATTTTGTACTATTCTAGCTACAGCACCACTTGACTCTCCAATAATATTTTCACCAACCAATGCATTTGTATCAACTGCAGATATGGAGGAAAATTCTACTCTGGTTAAGATTGGATCATTAATGTCAGTTGATTCATAAACTGCTAAAACTTCTGATACATCTGGAAGATTGAGAGAAATATCTTCATCTTGTACTCTCAAACCATAGTGTGAATTGTGTGTTAAACCGTCAACAATCGAATTTTCTGTATTAATACCAGACTGTTTCAAAGATGAAAGATTTACAACCTTTACTGTGCTTCTAGTAAATTCTTTTACTTTGCTCTGAATACCTTCTTTTTGCAGGGTTGTATTTACGACGATACTTGATTGACCTGCTATTAAGTTATTCGCAGTTACGACTGAAGATGATTGATTTAAAGAAAAAGTATCAGATGTTACAGTACCAATTCCACCTCCAGTATAGTGAACAGAATATCTTTCCTGATCAAATGGCATATAAAATGCACTAGTAATCCCTGTTGGAAGTCCAAATACTAATACACCATTTCCATCTGTAGTTTCGCCAACTATTTGTTGAGATACAACAAGGTTAGAATTTGATAAATTTACAGATGATA